GTGAAGCTGATCACCCTCACCGGCCTGAGCCACGAGAGCCGGCTCTACGCCGCCTTCGTCGTCGTCAACTTCTTCCTGATCTGCGCCGCAGTCCTCATAACACTGGTGTGGTACGGCGAGCAGGTGTGGGAGCTCAGGGCGGCGGACGAGGCCGCGAGGCGCCACCGGGAGGAGCAGGACAGGAGGAGGAAGCACGCCCTCGAGATCGACGCCAAGAGCAAGCACTGGCAGGGGCCGACCGCGGTCTACCCCAAGCTGACCAAGAAGGAGAGGCGGCCCCGGGGACGACCCGACGACGACCTCCTGATGCGGCACCATACGCAGTGGCAGGATCCGGAGGCGAGATGAAGCGCAGCGAGATGGAGAAGCGGGACGCCGAGATGGCCGACCGGTACCTGACGAAGCGGTACTCGCTCAGGGACATCGGGGAGATGTACGGCCTCGACCACGAGCGGGTCCGCCAGATCTTCGAGAGGGACGGGGTCCCGATCAGGGCGTGGGGGCGCCACGTGGAACGGAGGAAGCCAACGTGAGGTACAAGCCGAAGCACCCGCTCGCCAACTGCGAGGTCTGCGTCTACCGGACCGGATACCACCAGGGATACAGGTGCCAGCGGTTCCCACCCGTCTACGCGGGGAAGGGCTACGCCGGGAGTACGCTCTGGGAGCAGCCGAGGGTGGACAGTGACTGCTACTGCCACGAGTTCCACGGCAACGACCGGTTCTGGGCGCGGGTGAAGGGCACGGTGGACGGAGCGGTCCGCATGATGCCCGGTTCCGACGAGCTCATCAAGTAAAAAACCGTTGTACTTTTTTTGTGTGTCGTATAAATTAGCTTCGTTTCGCTGACATGTGTTTGTAGTTGGACAAGACGGCGTTTCGAATACGCCCACCTCCACCATCTCCCGACAGTTTTTTCTGAGGGGGTGAACTGGGATCGATTGACGGCGAAGGGCACATCGAGAAACCGGGTCGGGACCGATACATCCTGGAACTGCGATAGATGTCAACCTCAAGGCTGACAACGACAACTTCGCTCCGGTGGCCCTCGCGGCCTAAGGATTGAAGAGACTCGGGGCCCCCGGGAGCCTGGCAACAGAATCCCGGACCTGTTTCTTATCGGCTTCGTTCAGTGGTAGGACCTCTGCCTCCAAAACAGATGACCTGGGTTCGATTCCTAGAGCCGGTGCCAATTTGTTGATGATGGAAAACGATGCGGATCCCGCGAAGCGGCAAGGTGACGGAAAAGTGCCTCCCCGACGGATGCCTCAAATGCGGGCACAGGGAGTTCTCTCGCTTCTTAGACCACACGTCGTTCTCGCCTATGGCCCGGTGCAAGTGGTGCGGGAATGTATATCCGTACCAGCTCCTCCTCGACATGCGCATGGGACGCATGAGCCCCCAAAGGATCTGGCAGGTCGTCGAGAACTACAAAAAGCAGCCGGCCCCTTGGATAAGGGACGACCGGTGAGCGTCTACGTCGACAGGGCGGTCCACCGCCGGAGGCACGGAAAGAAGTACTACTGCCACATGACCGCGGACTCGGTCGACGAGCTCCACGCGATGGCCCGCCGGCTCGGGGTCAAGCGACACTGGTACCACGTCTCGCGCGGCGGGATCCCCCACTACGACCTGAACGAGGTGCAGAGGATGGAGGCGATCGCTTGCGGGGCGGTCCCCGTCGACAGGTCCCAGTGGAGGGAGCTCAAGGCCTCGTGGAGGGAGTTCGTATGATCGTCGTGATGTTCATCGTCGTCAACATCGGGTTCAACGCGGTCAGGTCCGAGCCCATCGCCGCGAGCTGGACGCTGGCTGAGTGCCAGGACGTCGCCAACGAGATCAACATGGGCATGCGGTCGACGAAGGCCTGGTGCGACGAGATCGCGCTCGAGGAGTACAAGAAGCTCAAGGGTGAGGACCTGGGAGAATGAGTGACAGCGAGAGGCTTCAACCGGGAGACATCGTCAACGCCGAGGAGATCGACGACATGACCGTGCTCGACGCTGAGGACGGCCAGGTCTACGTCGAGTTCACCTACCGGGGGCACATCTACAAGACGTGGGTGCCGGAACACCTGCTCGAGCTGAAGAAGGTGCACTGATGGGCGAAGCCTTTGTTCGACGCATTGCCGATGCGATGCAGAAGCCGTTGACTCCACAGAACGAGATCGACCTCGACATGGTGGTGCGGCTTGATGCTCGCATCGATTCCGAGATGGCGGGCCGAGCTGAGCTGGCGAAGAGGCGGAGGCGTCTGCGCAAGGCGCTGAGGGAGATCATGGAAGGCGGCAACTCCGTTGAGATCGCAAGACGGGCGCTCGAGGAGGACGACCAATGAGGCGCTACACCCTGACCGAGGTCCCCGTTCCCGCTGACGTGAGCTTCGCCCGCATGTTCCAGATCAAGTTCGAGGACGACTCGATCCCCAACTACGGTGAGTTCGAGAGATGGTGCCGGTACAACCTCAAGGGGCACTTCTACCTCGCGGAGCGCTCCTTCCGCCACCTCGCGGGCGGGTGCTCCCCGCCCGAAAGCCAGGCATGGTACCATCCCAACCCGTGGCAGCACGTCGAGTGCTACGAGCTCAGGCTGTCGGACGAGCTCGACGCCCACACCCTCCTCCGCGTCTGGACGATCCCAGAACAGGAGAAGAAGAGGAACGACGAGTGGGTCAAGGAGAGGAACTTCATGCAGGCCGGCTGGATCAAGGTCCACGGCAAGTTCATCGGCCAGCGGGAGGTCGCGGAGTTCTACGAGAAGCACCACAAGCCAGAAAGCATCCGCGGCTACGACGAGGCCATGCGGCCGCTCCCTCCCCGGAAGCTTATCAAGCCCATCGAAATGCAAAAAAAATCAACAGCGAAGCGGCGTGGCCGGAATAAATAACCCAATCGGCGGAAGGGCTGCGTGGTGCAGGGCGTCTCGGGTCCAACCGAGGTAGGTCCCCACGTCATGTGGAAACCGAGTCGAGTCCGGTTCGAATCCGGTGCCGCCGCCAATTTGTTCGTGATGAAAAAGGACCCCGATAAAAGCGGGCGTAGCTTAGTGGCAGAGCAGCGTCCTTCCAAGTCGAATGTGCGGGTTCGATTCCCGCCGCCCGCTCCATCACCGCATGAACATCAAAACGATGCTGCAGCCCTCCCAGTTCTACGAGGAGATCGAGAAGCTGGTCAGGGAAACGAAGTGCGACTACCTTGAGGCCGTGATGATCTACCACGAGCGGACGGGGATCGAGATCGAGGTGCTGGCGTCGCTCGTCAAGCAGCACGCCGTGCTCAAGGCGAAGATGCAGCTCGACTGCGAGGACCTCAACCTCATAGAGAAGACCGCGAGGCTCCCCCTGTGATCCTACCCCTTGTCTTTTTCATCATGATGGCGACGGCTGCGGAGGCGGAAATGAAGGACAGCGACGAGGTCGGACGGTTGGACGTGATCGTCCCCGGCGTAGACGGAAGCTCCGATATTCGCCTAGACTTCCCCCAGAAGCCGGTCGCGGTCACCGTGTACCACGAGGGGCGGACGGTGGCCAAGCTCGACGAGTCGGGAAGGCTCGTGGAATGGAACGAGAGCGAGCTCCGGAGGCTCGCCGCTTCCTACCAGGCCGGGCTCTTCGAGACCGGCGGCGCCTGGGCCCGCATCGCGGTCCAGATCCTGGACGCGGAGCGGGAACTTCTTTCCAAGAGGCCGCAGTGAGGGACGAGACGGCGAGGTGGTTCGCCGAGGACGAGTCCCTCCGACTCAACTCGATGACCGTCCACGAGGAATCCGACGCCGAGTTCACCGGCATCCTTGACCGGCACGGGAACAGGCTTTACAGAGTTAAAGAGAAGATCAAGATGGGATTCGGCCCGTGACGCTGGAATTTGTCGTGATGGAAAAGGTCGCCCACATCACCCTCTACCTGAGGAAGCAGATCGTCAACGTGGCGATCGAGAGGGGCGACGACGGCAACTACCGGGTCCGCGGCCATACCCCCCGCATGGCCGAGTTCCACTACGAGTACAACAACGAGGAAGACGCATGGAGATCCCTGCCGGTGCTGGTGGATCTGATCCGCGAGAGGGTGGACGAGGAGAACGCGAGGGAGCTCGACAAGACGCGCGCTGCTCAAGCTGCGTCCACTGGGAAAAAACAGCACCGGGGTGGGGCACCTGCCGAGCCCTCAGGGTCGACCGAGTCGTCACCCAGCTGACGGACAAGCACTTCAGAGCCGTCACCCTCGAGCCCAAGGACTTCTTCTCCACGTCAAATGATTATTCGTGCGACAGGCACGAAAAAAGTTTCCCGAAAGTTACTCCTGGCGCCTAAATACAGCGTGGCCCACAGTGGCCGTTGTAGACTGAGCAAACATAGGAGATACGGATCGTGGATACGACCAACTTCGCGCCGCTCAGGCGCACCTCTGCTTCTGACCTCGAGCGCCTCAAAGAGGAGATGAAGAAGCAAAATTCCAACCAGCGAGAAGAAGACAAGCGGTTCTGGGCCCCCCAGAGGGACAAGGCGGGCAACGCCTACGCCGTCATCCGCTTCCTCCCCGAGATCAAGGAGGGCGACGTCCCGTTCGTCAAGGTCTTCGACCACGGCTTCAAGGGCCCGGGCGGCTGGTACATCGAGAAGTCCCTGACCACCATCGGCAAGGACGACCCGGTGTCTGAGTTCAACTCGAAGCTGTGGGACAGCGGCATCGAGGCGAACAAGGAGATCGCCCGCAGGCAGAAGAGGCGGCTGAAGTACATCAGCAACATCTACGTCGTGTCGGACCCGAAGAACCCGGAGAACGAGGGGAAGGTCTTCCTCTTCCGCTACGGGAAGAAGATCTTCGACAAGATCAACGAGAAGATGAACCCGCAGTTCCCGGACGAGAAGCCGGCCTACCCGTTCGACTGGTTCGAGGGCTGCAACTTCAAGCTCAAGGTCCACATGGTCGGCGAGTTCCCGAACTACGACAAGAGCGAGTTTGAGTCCTCGTCCCAGCTCGCGGACGAGAAGCGGATGATGCAGATCGCCCAGCAGCGGTACGACCTGTCCGAGTTCGTCGACCCAAAGCGCGGCGGCTTCAAGAGCTACGAGGAGCTGAAGCGGAGGCTGAACAAGGTGCTCGGCCTCGACGGCGGCACACAGGCGACCGGGTCGGAGGACGACGGGGAAGACAAACAGAGCGCCCCCTGGAACGAGGACGACGACCGGACGACCTGGTCCAAGCCCCCGGTCGAGGTGACCCCGACGACCAAGCCCCAGGTCATGGCGGCGCCGACGCAGGACCCGGGCGGGGACGAGCTGGACTTCTTCAAGCAGATCGCCGCACAGGCCGCTGCAAAAGAACGCGGCGAGATTCAAAATTAACGTTGACATCGCGCAGAAGCGTTATTAAGTTGGCGACTGTCGGATTGGGTCCTGGTGCTTCGGCATACAGTCCAAACCGAAAGTGCGGGTAACACCGCGCGGGTGGGGCCCGCCTGAGAGGGCGGGTCCCATTTGATTCTCCATCTTGACTATGACGTAGTGTACGCTCTTGGAAGAGGGGTTCGGCGATTGGGCGTCGGGCCCCTTTTTTTTACACAAAATTCCAACTTTTCGGTTTACATCCGGGCCCGTCCGGGTTATCCTATCGCGACTCGCTACACCGTGCAGACGCCCACCTCCCAGTCGACGGCTCGTGGGACCCCGCGGGAGGGGCCGGCCTAGGCCGGCGCACTCCGCACATGGGGTAAAACCGGCGGTGGCGACATGTCCGATCACGGGCAGGGTGAGGGCGGGCGGAGACGTCCGCCTTCATTTTTCTACGGGGCTGTGATATGTTGGGCGGATGGCTGGTGTTCTTTTCGTTCCTGTGCGGGATGGGGTTCGAGTACATGATGAGGTACGAGTCCTCGCGAAGGGTCAGGGTCGCTATACGGGTTTTCTCGATCGGGATCCCCCTCTTCGCGATGGCGATGGCCACCGTACGGAACGGTCTGTGACCTTTGAGTACGTTGGCTGGATCGTTCACAACCTACAGAGGCTGGGGGTCACCGCCAACCAGGTCGTCCGCTTTCGGGAGCGCCACAGGTGCGGGATATGGGTCCCGCTGCCGGGACAGTATGAGGGTTTCGTGAGGGTAAAGAGCCAGCGCTGGTTCCGGGACATCGACACGAACCCGAGGAAGATGAGGATCTACTACCTCAGCGTCGCGACGAGGAACCGGCTCCTCGCGGCCGAGTACAAGTTAAGGGCGAGGACGGAGCAGGACCAGTACGAGAAAAAGAGGCTCGAGGACCAGGCGGGGGCGTGCGAGCGGGTGGCGATCCTCATCCAGGACAACCTCCAGGCGATGATCGACTCGACGATCCAGAGGAAGCAGCTGGACACGATCAAGATGAGGACGCGGACTGAGACTGCTACGCGGGTGGAGTGGAAGGCCTACGCGTACAAGCTCAGCACGGGGGAACGAGGCGCCGAAGAGCCTCCCCTTGCAGCACGACCAGGGAAGAGAAAGGAGGCAGTCCGCCTACGGAGTCTAGCCAGTCGCGGATCGGCCTCGGGTAGTAGCTGAGGAGGATCGGGTTGCCGTCTGGCCGGCTGGCCTGGTGGAAGCCGAGGCGGGCGTTCGGGCCGACGCAGACCCTCGGCAGGCTCAGGTACAGGGTGCAGGCGGAGTCGCACCTCCCCATGATGCGGACCCTCTCGCCCGACCGGCGGAACCGCTCGGTCTTCTCGATGTAGAAGTTGAGGAACCCGCCCCGGTCGTCGCCCACGGTAATCGTCCCGACCTCGGAGGCCATCCAGCCGAGGCAGAGAAGGGCCGCCAGGACCGTCTTCACCAGTTTCGGTCGCTCCCACCCACCGAGCTCGTCAGCGGCCCGGAGGGGCTCGCCCGGCTCTTGCGGACGACGGTCGTGTTGTTGGTGACGGACCGGTTCGTCGTCGTGGTCGCGATGACGGGCGCCGCCCTGCCCCTCGGCTGGGTCGCCGTCCGGTCCAGCCGCTCGGCCTTCTGCCGGAGGCTGTCGTTCTGCATCGACCTCTTCTCGGACTTGATGCCCGGGGCCTGCTCGATGATCTCGGGCTTGGCCGGCTCGGGCCCTCCCGGGAGGACGAAGTCGACCGCCCTGCCCAGCCAGCCGAAGAGCTTGTCCCACAGCTGCTTGACGAGCCCCTGGAGCTTCTCGGCCAGGCCCTCGGCGGACTGGAGGGCGTCGACCCACGACTTGCTGAAGACGACGAGGAAGTTGTCGACGACGTTGGTGACCAGCGCCCCGAGCTTGCCCAGCGAGTCCAGGCCGGCCGTCCACTCCTCGTGGAACCTCCTGCCGAACATGGCGAGCCACTCGCCGACGGCCGTCGAGAGGCCGGCCACGCCCTCGAGGCCCGCCGCCCACTCCTCGGAGACCCTGCCGACGAGCGAGTCGACCATCCCCTTGATCGGACCGACGACCTTCTCGTCGATGCCCGCGAGGCCCCTCTGCACCGACTCGTCGATGCCGCGGAAGAGCCTCTCCGCCTGCTGGACGAACCATGCGTCGGCGGAGCCCAGCGTGTTCGTTACGACGCCGTCGACGGTCCTCCACAGCGAGCCCAGGAAGCCCACGACCGCCCGGTCGACCTCGGCGATGCCCGCCCTCACCTTGGGGTCGAGGGAGTTGAAGGCGTCGGTGAGCGTCTTGAGGAGCGGCGACAAGTCGATCCTGTGCTCCCTGTTCCTGATGTCCTCGTCGACCTTCTCGAGCCACCTGAGGAGGGAGCCCTCCAGGTTCTCGGTGCCCGGGACGACGTTCTCCTTCTCGCGGATCCGGCGGTCGAGCTCGCCCCACAGCCAGCCGATCGTGTCGTTGAAGAGCCTGCCCAGGTCGATCGGGTGCGCCCTGGTCCTGATGTCCTCGTCGATCCTGTTCCACCAGGCGGCGATCCAGTCCTCCATGTGCTGGAACATGCGGTCGAAGAAGCCGCCCGGGGTGATCACGGGCTCGGTCTTGATCGCGTTCCAGATGGCGTCGAGGGACTCCCAGAAGAGCCGCGCGAGGGCCTCCTTGAGCTTCGGCGTCATCTCCTGCGCGAGGAGGAGGCCGATGCCGGCCGCCCCGAGGACGCCGAGCGCCTTGGTGATGACGTTGGAGAGGATCGCGACGAGGTTGAAGCCCGTGCCCGCGAGGTCGCCGAGCTTCTGGAACAGGCTCCGGTGGTAGCGCTCGATGTCCGGCTCCTCGCGGTGGACGCCGCGCTTCTCCCGCCGGTCCTCGATGTCCTGCCGCTTCTTCCGCTCCTCGTGGTTGACGAGCTGCTTCAGGTAGCCGGTGAGCTCGTCGTTCGTCATGTCCTTGGACACGGCGAGGATGCCCTTGATATCCGTGCTCAGCTGTTCGAGGATGCCCTCGATGATCTGCTCGCGGAACTCGATGTTGTCCATCGCGTGGTCGAAGACCCGGCGCTGGATGTCCGCGCTCTTGTCCATCGACCACTGCAGCAGCCTGGCGATCTCCGCCATCGTCGGCTGCTTGGACTCCTCGTCCCTCTCGGGCAGCATCTGGTCGAGGGCCTTGCGGATGTGCTCCTCGGCCTGCGTGGTCGCGTTGACGATCGCCTGCTCGCGCTTCTCGCCCGCCTTGATCTGCTGCTGGATCGACCTCGTGATCGACTCGACGTAGGGCTCAAAGATGGCGCCTATCTCGCGTACGATCGGCTGGTCCGCCGGGTCGAGTCTCGGTAGCTTAAGCATTCTTAGCCTTCTCGGCCCTCTCCGCCTTCTTCTCGGCCCACTCCTCTAGGAGCATCAGGTACGCGTCCCTCTCGAACGGGTACATGGCCTCCTGCTCCTCGATCGGCCAGCCGAAGCTCTGTCTCATCTCGAACGTCAGCCTGTAGTGCGCCACCAGAGACGAGTGGCTCAGGCAGACCCTAAAAAATCCCCGAGCCCCGAGATGGTCTTGGTGTGCTCGCCGCCGTCCTTCGTCCTGTACTTCGCGGTGATCTCGATCGTCGGCGCGCTGTCGAAGAACTGCTTGATCTGCTCCATGTGCTCGGTCGTGAAGCCGGAGATGAACTCGTCCACCTCCTCCTTCTTGAAGTCCTTGAGGTCGTAGACCTCGTCGCCCTCGAAGACCTTGTCGATGCAGTCGGCGAGGACGTCGTAGATGTCCTTTAGGTCCCGCTCCATCAGCGTGGTGATCGTCGGGTGCCGGAGCTTGATGCCCACGCTCTTGTTGAGCTGGACGACGCCCTTGTGGGGTTTGGCCGGCTGGCGCACGTTGATCTGGTTCAGGTCCACCTCCGTGTCGACGGTGGTTTTTTCATCATGGCGAATCCTGAGCTTCACCTTCGAGCCGACGGACTTGGCCCTGATGAGGAGGAACAGGTACTCGATGTCGAACAGGGGCAGCCTGTCCGCCTGGACGTCGCCGACGACGCAGTTGTTGACGATCTGCTGGGTGGCGCCGAACGCCGACTTGGCGTCGTTCCCCTCCTTGGCGAGGAGGAGCACCTTCTCCTCCTTGACGGTGAACGGCCTGTACTTCACCTTCTTCCCCGATGGCAGGGTGGCGTCGAACAGGGGGTGGTCTATCTTAGGAAGCGGCATTCTTTTTTTTCTCCATCATATTAAAAATCTGCTCCGGCGTCTCCACGATGTTGTCCTGGATGTGATCTGCATCCTGGAAGTCGATCGTGGTGTAACTGTTGGTCTCGTTCGCGTATATGCGGACAACGAGGCTCATGTTGATCCAAACGTCTGGAACGGTTTCGTTTGCCTTGGTAAGCTTCAACCACATAGTCTTCACTCCTTCATGTTAGAGGTCTGTCTCGGGCTCGTCGGGGACGGAGCCGGAGGTGTGGGCGGCCTGGGTGCCGCCCTGGTTGCCGTACATGTCCGTGCTCGTCCACGTGTAGTACATCAGCGTCACGGGCAGGATCAGCAGGCTGTCGGTGGTCGCCCAGTTGTACTCGAGGGCGCCCATGTGTTTGGGGAAGGCCTGGTGGAGGTCGACCTCGCGGGTGACGAAGCCCTCCTCGTCGTAGGCCTGGATCGAGACCCTCTCGGCGACGTACTCCTTCTCGTAGCGGACCTGGAAGGGGTAGGCGCCGCGGGACCTGCCCGCCAGCGCGCCGTGGGGCTCGAAGTTGATGTTCACCGCGTTCTGGCACCACCGGGTGAAGAAGGTGGTGACCGCCTGCGTGCCGTCGACGATGCACTGCATGCTGACCGGCTCGTAGACGGGGACGGTGGGGAAGTCCTTGCGGGGGCCGTAGCCCATGTTGTCGACGTCCGCCGTCAGGAAGGTCATGCCCGGCATCTGGCACGAGACGCACCAGAACTCGAACTCGCGGCCGAAGGCGGAGTCCTCGGCGTCGGACCTCGCCCAGTCGGCGAAGACCCTGACCCGGAACCTCGCCGGCGACGAGACGCCGTTGAGCCTGCCGAGGGCGGAGTGGAAGCGCTGGATGTCCATTAGAGCTTGTCCATCGAATCTTTCCAGACGTCCTGCTTGCTCTCCTTCATGAACCGCTCGGTGGGCAGGAAGAGGGCTATCTCCCACTGCTCCGACGGGATGGGGAGGAACTGGGACCGGACGTGGCCGTTGAGGTACCGCTTGACGCAGGGCTTGAAGTACGAGAACCTCGCGGCGGAGTTGAGGATCTCGTAGCTGAGGCGGAGGCGCTTGTCCTCCTTGTACCGGCGGTCTTCGAGGGAGTAGAGCGCGTCCATGAGCCGGGCCCTCGCCGGGTAGGGCAGGTAGTGGAGGTTGATGCCCATGAAGCCGCCCTCGAGCAGGCGGAACGGAAATATCAGCGGGAACCTGTCGTAGTAGGGGAGCGTGTCCTTGTGCTTGGGGTCGTAGAAGTAGTGGTACATCTTCCCCGGCACGAGGGTCTGCGTAGCTCGCGGGTCGAGGACGAGGCGCTGGACGTTGACGGAGCGGACCTTCTGGGCCTGGGCCCTGAACCACTCGCGGCTGTCCACCCGGTCGGGGGTGCGGCCGGTCTGATACGCTCTGCGAAGGATCTCCGTGAACGGACCGCCTGCCATTAGAGTCTTGCGACCACCTTCTCGTCTACGAGCTCAAATCTAAGGTTGTATTTATTGCAGAAGAGCCGCGCCGCGGCCCACTTGGCCTGGTTGGTCCGCCACGTCAGCTCCTCGGAGATGACGCGGGCCTTCCTCTTCCCCTTGTAGTGGGTGGGCGGCAGGCTCTCCCTCGCCATCTTGATCTCGACCATGATCTTCTCCTCCTCGCCCTCGGGGGTGAGCCGGCACAGCACGAAGTCGGGGAAGTAGCGCCTCTGCTTCTTCTTGACGGGGTCGTAGTAGGGGACGACCACCTCCTCCGACGACCACCAGACCACCCTGCTCGAGGTGTCGCAGTAGCGCATGAACCGGAGCTCCAGGCTCGAGCGATAGATGATGTTGTTGAGGTCCTTGCCCCTGTACTTTCCGGGGTTGAGGGGTCTGAACTTCCCCTTCCAAGCCATCGCTAGAATCCACAATAAATACCGCGAACCCCACTATGTAGGCAGATGGCCAACCGCTCCAGTCCACTACCAGAAGAGGCGATCCCGGCAGGCATGGAGTCCGTCACCGGCGGCACCTCCTCGCTCCGGTTCCCGCACGACCACGCCCACTACTTCACGATCCTCCAGTTCGTCGAGTTCAAGCGGTCGAACCCCAAGCAGAAGGCGATACGGGTCGACCAGGCCTCCATCGTCCTCCCCCTCCCGCTCAACCTGCACGAGAGCTACGGCATCCAGTACGCCGAGGAGGAGTTCGGCCTCGTGGGGGGACTCGCCAACGTCACCGAGCCGATGGTGAACAAGTACATCGAGGGGGGCACGCTCGAGGACCTCCTCCAGGAGGGCGGTCAGGTGCTCCCCGACTTCGCCAAGAGCCTGGCGAGAAGGACGATGTCCGCGCTGATCCCGGGCGGCATCTTCGACCGGTTCACGGGCACGGCGATCAACCCGCACATCACGGCGGTCTTCGAGGGCGTCCACCTCCGCACCCACCAGCTCCACTGGAGGGTCGCGCCGGAGACCAAGGAGGACAGCCAGGCGCTGAGGGACATCCTCAAGTACATCCGCTCGAGGATGCACCCGACGAAGAAGAACGAGTTCCTGCTCAACTTCCCCAACGAGGTCTACGTCAAGTTCCTCGCCGGCGACAAAGAAATTCTTTATCCCATCTTCAAGAGCGTGGTGACCGAGCTGCACGTCGACAACTCGGCGGACGGGGTCAAGGCCTTCTTCGCCGGCTCCGACGAGCCCTGCGTGATCGAGTTCGGCATCACGCTGAAGGA